AACGGCTGGCGATTTTACGCTAGTCGTAGCGGCTAGTATCTCGATCTGGATTTCAGGCGTCAGCGCACCCAGCATCGCCGCAAATGGCTACAGCTACATCTACGCGCGGGGAGGTCTTCTTGTCGGGACCGCTACCGCCAATGTGATCATCCGACATCAAGGCCCTATCTCGATTAAAGGCGGGATGCAGCTCGAGATCAGGTTGGAGGGGCCGCGCGATTGGTGCGAATTTTACGGCGCATTGATCGAAGGCGACGAGGTGCGCGTCTACAAGGCTACGGGCGCGAACTACATTTCCCAGTGGGGTGCTGACTACAAACCCGGCACCATGCCGGAAGATGCTGCCTGGGACGGGCGCGGAAAGGAATGCGCCAAGGGTGGAGGGTTGAATTTTTCCCCAACCCCGCGCCACACTCACGAGTTTGTTTACGCGCCAGCCCACTACCTTGAATGCTGGGTGAAGCTGGATGAAATGGTCTGCCATTTCGATGGCAGGTTCCCGCAGAAAATCTGTGCCCCGCGCGTCTCCCGTACGATCATCGAATGCGATGTAGATGGCAATCGCATTGGGGAGGCGGCATGATGGCCCACACCCTGCATGACCTCGCGCTTGAGGAATACCTGTCCTCGCGCATCCGCGATGCGCGCGCCAACACCCCGCGCCGCCCCCTGTGGCACATGCTGGCCGAGGCGCTGCTTGTCGCGGTCAGCCCGGCGGTCGTCGTGCTGGCGCTGGGGGTGGCGCTGTGACCCCGCAAACCGCCACGATCATCGTCGCGACGCTGTTTGCCCTTCTGCTGCTGGCAGGCGCGTGGGCGATTTACGAGATGCGCGTCGCGCCGGAAGGCGACGAGGACGAGCACGGACACGGCCCGGTGAACCCGCGCCAGAGGAAGGAGGACGACAGGCCATGACCCATTACGAGCTTCGGACGCGGCGCGGCAAGGCGCACCGCGCCTATGACAGCGAGGCCCGTGCGCGTCAGGACAAGCCGCGCGCTGAAAGCATCATGAAGTGCCCGCTGGAACTGGTCCGCGTCGTGATCGAGCGGCGCGAGGAGGTGTTGCAATAATGGCTGACCATACCCCCATTTCCGCCACCGATATGCCGGAAGGCGAATACGCCATTGTCGAGGCGCTAGGCCACCGCACGCTGATCGGGCGCGTGATCGAGATGGAGCGCTTCGGAACGAAGATGCTCCAGATCGAACCGCTGTTCGGTGATGTGATGCTCGGACCCGTGCTGCTGGGCGGATCTTCGATCTACCAGTTCACCCCTTGCAGTGCCGCCATTGCCTTCGCTCGCCGTCCGACGCGGAATTACGAATTGCCCGCGAGCGTCTTCGCGACGGTCCCCGCGATTGCCCTGCCGTCGAGTGATGAGGGCAGGGGCTTCTTCGATGAGGAAGATGTTCCGGACTTCACGGAGGTGGAGCAAGACGATGGCTGACCACACGCACATCGAATGGACCGACGCCACCGTCAATTTCTGGTGGGGATGCACGAAGGTCGGGCCGGGCTGCGATCACTGCTACGCTGAATCGTGGTCCTCACGTTTTGGTGAAAGCCTGTGGGGCGTCGGCGCGCCCCGACGCAAGATCAAGTCCGCGCTCAAGACGCTCTACCGCCTGCATAACGGCGCGTCGTGGTGGGCTGCTGACTGCTACATTGGCAAACTGCATCCGAATGGACGCCGCCGGGTCTTCATCCAGTCAATGTCAGACCTGTTCGACAACGAGGTGCCGCAGGTGTGGTTCGATGAGGCGTGGGGCGCGATTGAGGCGTGCGATGCGCTAGACATCCAGATCGTCACCAAGCGCGGCCCCATGGTCGAAAGGCGCTTGCAGGGGAAGGCGTGGCCTGGGCACGCCGGGTTGATGTTCAGCGTCGTCAACCAGGACGAGGCTGACCGCGACATTCCGCGCCTGATCGAACTCCAGGTGGCGCTTGGTATCCCGTGGATCGGGTTGTCAATCGAACCGATGCTTGGTCCGATCACGCTGCGCCCGGAATGGCTTGCAGAACTCGACTGGGTTGTCGCCGGCGGCGAAAGCGGCCCCGGCGCGCGCGGTTCGACCGATGAGGTCGAGGCCAACATGCGGTCGATCATGGAGCAATGTCGGGCGGCGGGCGTCGCGTTCTTCGGCAAGCAGAACTTCAAGAAGCACCCGCTGCCCGATGATCTGTGCGTGCGGGAGTGGCCGCGATGATCCGCCTGCACGCCGACAATGGCGACATCACCGAATTTCCCGACGCGCTGAGCATGCTCGAAGCGCTGTGGGACGACGAGGTCATCGGGGAGGGCGGTATGCGACCTTCTGCCCTTCCCGATGACACCTGGGAGGAATGGTGATGGCGCGCTCCCGCACAGCCTATGCCGACATGGCCAGCGAGCGCCAGCGCCGCGAGTTCTCCGGGCATGATGTCAGCATCCCGCGCGAAGGCTGGTTCCGGCACAAGCTGTCGGGCGGCTCGGTCTATGGTGGCGTTCGCATCTGGTATGGCGCTCCGCTCGATCCGGTGACGGGCGAGGAACTGGACCGCTCGTGGCGCTGGCAGGCGATGTTCGACGGCGAGCCGATCGACTTTGATCGCGTCTGGCCCGCCTGCATCGGCGACCCGATCACTGAGGACGAATACCTTGCCTATGTGCGCCGCCGTGAATGGGCGCGGCAGCATGCGCCCGAGAGCGCCTACGCCGAACGTGGACGCAAGATCGACCTTCTTTCCCTCGATAACCCCCTGCCTTTCTAGGAGACGCGACATGGCTTCCAATCCGATCTTTTCCGATGTGCCCGAATGGCCTGTCGCGCAGGCCGCGCCCGCGCCCAAGGACCACAACCGACCGCCGCCCGAGGAAGTCATCCCGCTTGAGTTCCGCGAGGCGCTGCTGGCCGACCATCCCGACTTCCTGACCCTGCTGGACCGCTACCTGGGCGCGGGCACCCCCAATGCGGAGGATTACAAGCCGGGCGCGGTCGACCGGGCCAAGTGCGAGAGCGACGACGATCTGGCGGCCTGCGGCAAGGTGGACAAGGCCCTGCGCGCCGCACAGCAGCATGTCGAGGCGATCCACAAGGCGGTGAAGGAGCCCTATCTCACCGCCGGCCGGCTGGTCGACGCCGAGAAGAACGCGCTTCTCGCGCGCATCACCGCCGGCAGGTTCGCCATCGGCGACATGATGAACCGTTATGCCGCCGAGCAACGGCGCAAGGAGCGCGAGGAAGCCCAGCGGATCGAGGCCGAGCGACGGCGCCTTGAGGAACTAGCACGCGAGAACAACGTCGATACTTCGTTCATCCCGCCGCCACAGCCTGTCGCCAACAAGGTCGAACCCCTGCGTAGCGATGGCGTCACCGTCTCCACCACGACCGAATGGCTCTGCCAGGTCGAGGACTACGTCAAGGCGTTCAGGAAGGTGAAGGACGACGCCAAGGTTCGCGAGGCGATCGACGCGGCGATCAAGCGCATCGTCAAGGCCACCAAGGGCCAGCCGATCCCCGGCGTGCGGGTGTGGGAAGGCGTGAAGACCTCGGCGCGGTGAGGAGAGAGAACATGGAACTTGTATTCGATACTGAAACCACTGGCCTCCCGCTCTGGAAAGAGCCATCCGACCATCCCGATCAACCGCATGTCGTCGACATTGCATGGACCCTCTACGATGAAGGCGGCAGCGAGGTCGAACGGTTCGACGCCATCATCAATCCCGGCCCCGGCGTAGTCATTCCCGACGAACTGGCAGCACTTCACGGCATCACGACTGAGCGCGCCCAGGCCGAGGGCATCGCGCCAGCCGACGTGTTCGAGCGATTCTCCAGGGCGATGCAGGGCGTCACCATGGTCATCGGGCACAACGTCAGTTTCGATCTTCGCATGATGCGGATCATGGGTGCGCGCATCACAGGCGAGAAGTGGGAGAATGCGGCACCCACCTTCTGCACCATGCGCATGGCAACCAACCATTGCCGCATCCTCAAGGCGAAGCCCAGGACGCACAACGACTGGAAGTGGCCGAACCTTGGCGAGGCATATCGCCATTTCTTCGATGAGGAACATACCGACGCTCACCGCGCCCGCCCTGACTGCGACGCAGCGGCCCGCATCTACTTTCACATGAAGGGACTCACCCAATGAACGCTCAATCCAACCTCCCCGCGCAGCGCCAGTCGCGCGAACTGCACCCCGTCACGAAGCTGACCCAGCAGCTTGAAGAACGCGCCGACGAGTTTGCCAAGGCGCTGCCGTCGCACATCAGCCCGGCGAAGCTGCAACGCACCATCGTCACCGCCGCGACCAGCAATGCGGAACTGCTGACCGCCGACCGGCAGTCGCTCATCGTGGCGGCGATGAAGGCGGCGCAGGATGGCCTGCTGCCCGATGGGCGCGAGGCCGCACTGGTGATCTTCAACACCAGCGAGAAGGATGCACAAGGCCAATGGCACAAGCGGAAACTCGTCCAGTATATGCCCATGGTCTATGGGCTGCGGAAGAAGATCGTCCAGTCCGGCGAGATCGCGAGCCTACAGACCGGCCTTGTCTATCGCGCCGAGATGGAGGCGGGTGCCTTTCTCTACGAGGTCGGCCTTGAACCGCCGATCCGGCATCGGCCCATGCTCGATCTGCCCGCCGAGGAACTGACCGACGACAAGATCGTGGCGGCCTATTCCATGGCGAAGATGAAGGACGGCACCGTCTCGGTCGAGGTCATGCGTCGCGGCGAGATCGACAAGGTGCGTGAGGTCAGCATGACCGGCGCAACCAAGGACCGAAACGGCAAACCTCGCCAGCCCAAGGGGCCGTGGGTCGACTGGTTTGGCGAGATGGCACGCAAGACGGTCATGCGTCGCCACGCGAAGACGCTGCCCATGTCCGGCGACATCATCGTTGACGTGGAAGCCGACGAGATCGAGGCGGCCGGACGCGCCGCTGCGCTTCTGGATGCGGTAGAGCCTGACGCGCCCGTCTCTCTGCCGTCGCGCGATGACCTGTCCGAAGATGAACGCATAGACACCGAAACCGGCGAAGTCCTGCCCAACGACAGCCGCGGCTTCACCGAAGTCGACGAGGAAACCGCCCGCGCGCTCGACGCCAAGGACGGCACCCTCTCTGACGACAACCCGACCGCAGCCGAAGGGCCGGATGACAGCCGGCGCGGGGAGCCCGAGCCCGAAGCGCAGCAGGAATCGTCCATGCCCAAGTGGATCGAGGACGAGCAGCGTATCGTCGACGCCCTTTCGACGGCGGCCGCCAAGCGCCAGCTCGACGCGGCCGAACGCGACTTCCTCAACATCGCCGCCACTTTTCCCGACGCCGTGCGCCAGCGGCTTGAGGGCGACATTCGCGCCGCGCGCAAGCGGGTCGCTGCGAAGGCGAGCGCCTGACCCCCATCCCAAGGAGAACTGACCCATGCCCCTTTACCGTGTCACCGATACCGAAACCGGCTCCGAGCGCTTCGTGGAGGCGAAGCGCATCGAGCAGGCCGTCAAGCACGTTGTGGGCGACCGCTTCGTTGCGGAAATGCTCAACGTCGAACGGTTCGAGCCCGAGCCGCCGCGCGAGGCCGAACCGCAGGTCGAGCGCCAAGGCGTCGAGGTCGCCTGCAAGCCGCCTTACCCCAGCGCGGCGGCAGACCACGACGACGAACCCACCGTCGTCGATACCTGGCGGGCGCTCGCGTGAAGTCGACATGGCCCAACGCGATGGCGAGGCGGATCGGTCTGTCTGGACAGATCGAGTTCACCCCGACGCGCGTTGGACTCACGCTGCACGTTCCCTGCGTCAAGGGGAACCACATGGTCGACGTCACCGTCGAGCCCGGCCTTCACCCTGACTTCGTCGCCAAGCGCATGCTGTCGAAGGGCTGGACCTTTGGGTCCAAGCTCGCCTGCCCGGAACACGGCAGGAGACACAAGGCCGCGGCGACCGCAACGCCGCAAAAGGACACTCCCAGCATGCCATCCATTGCCGCCGCGCCGCCACCGGCGCCCGAACAGTCCCTAGCCGCCAAGAAGGCGCTGCGACTTGTCATGCAGCTTCTCGAAGACGCCTATGACGAGGCCAACAGGTGCTACCGGCAGGGTTGGAGTGATGCACGAGTTGCCGAGGAAACCGGCGCTTCTCCCAAGTATGTCGCCGATACGCGCGAAGGCTATTTTGGTCCGATCGGCGAGCCTGCCGAGATGCGCGCGCTGCGCGACGATCTGGCGAAACTGGTGCGCGAGCAGGGCGCAGCCCACTCGGACTTCGTCAAGCGCGCCGAAGCGCTGCAGAACCGTCTTGCCGCCATCGCCAAGGCGAATGGCTGGCCGCATCCGGTGTGAGGGCAGATGGCCAAGCGTCCCAAATCCCACACCTGCACCAAGTGCGCGCGCACGTTCCGCGATGAAGCCGCGCTTGGCCACCACATGCACGACGCCCACAACGAGGGCAGTCCGTTCGTTTGCCCGGTCTGTCACGCCAAGTTCCACACCCGCGAACACGCTGCGCGCCATGCGGCAAAGGCGCACAAGGTGTGGGACCGGCCGCGTCCCGATCTATGCCGGCGCCCGTCACTGGCCGAGGTTGTGCCGATCTGCGTCGAGTGCGGCAAGGAAGGCGTGCTGACCGATGGCAGCGGGATCTACCCGCACAGGCCCGATCTGCATCACAAGCACTTCTACCTCTGCGAGTGCGGCGCCTATTGCGGCTGCCACCCCCGCAGCGTTGTTCCGCTTGGTCGGCCCTGCGGGCCCGACACGCGCCGCGCGCGCATGATCGCGCACGATACGTTCGACCCCATCTGGCAGGACGGGATCATGTTGCGCAGCGCTGCCTACCGATGGCTGGCGCACGAAACCGGCATCCCCTTCACCGAATGTCACATCGGCATGATGACCGCCGACCAGGCGCGGCTTGTTACCCGCATCGCGCTCGCCTTCCGCCGCTCGTTCGAGACAGGAGACACCCAACATGCAGCCTGACCTTTTCAGCGCCGCCGCCAGATACCCGGCCCTGCCCGGCTACAAGGCCGGTGATACCAGCGCGGCAGCCGCCGACAGCATGACCGAGAGCGCGCCGATCCTGCGCGAGCGCTGCCTTGATCGGTTGCGCATGGGCCCGGCCAGCGCCGACGAGGTCGCGGCATGGCTTGGCGTCTCGATCCTCGCCATTCGCCCGCGCTTCTCCGAACTGCACAAGGCCGGCGCGATCGTCGACACCGGAGAGCGCCGGGCAAACGCCAGCGGGCGCAGCGCGAAGGTGTGGAGGCGCGCATGACCGACATCGAACAGACCGTCATCGCCGAGGTTCGGCAGCGCATCGACGGTGCAATGCTGCGCAATGTCACGCTCGACACCGGGCTGCGCGACATCGGCGTGCATCCCCTCGACCCGCCAGGCATCGCCTGCGCGCTCGACGAGCGGTTCGGCATCGAAATCCCCGACAAAGACCTCGAACGCTGGGAGATTGTCGGCGACGTGGCGGCAAGCGTGGCCCGGCTTGTCGAGGCCAAGATGGAGGGCGCGTCGCTATGACCGAGCGTTATCCGCTGTCTTTTCGCGCAACTGACCAGCATTCCGCGCACTGGCGATACGGACCTTGGCGTATTGAGCGGGCATCGTGGGTGCGCCCACATAGTTCTGTCGATTGGGACTGGTGGCACGAAGACTACGACGGCGCAGACGACGCCAGAGATCATCGCTGCGGTTCCGCAGAAACCCTCTCCGACTGCGTTGCAGCAATCAACCAATGGGAAGATCAAGAATGAGCACCTACAAACCCGACATCATGATCTATCACGCCAATTGCGCCGATGGCTTCGGCGCTGCTTGGGCCGCATGGATGCGCTGGGGCGATAGCGTGGAATACGTCCCTGTCAGCTACGGGCAGGAACCGCCCGAGTTGCTAGGCAAGCATGTCCTGATCGGCGATTTCAGCTTTAAGCGGGATACGTTTGAGCGGACCGCGCCGGGCGCTGCCAGCGTGATTATTCTGGATCACCACGCAACGGCGGAAGCCGAATTGCAGCCGTGGCGGGTCTTTGTGGACAAGCAAAATTCCCCGCTGACGGTGGATGTTGTTGAAACGGCTTGGGCTGCGGAAAACAGGATCAACCGCGTCTTGGCACACTTCAACAAGAACCGCTCTGGGGCGCGGATGGTGTGGGACTTCTGCTTTCCCGGCGAAGATGCACCCATGCTGATCAAGCTGATCGAGGATCGCGACCTCTGGCGCTTCACCATGCCGGAAACCAAGCCCTTTGGCGTGTGGCTGCGCTGCGAGCCGATGGACTTTGAGCGGTGGGAACTGATCGCGCAGGAACTGAACGATGGCAACGACAGCGCCCGTATCTTTTCCGAGGCGGCCGCCATGCAGCGCTTTTCAGACGCCAAGGTCGCAGAGATCGGTCGCCTTGCCCGACGCGGGATCATCGACGGGCAAGAGGTGCCCCTGTGCAACTGCCCGCCGATGTTCGCCAGCGAGGTGGGTCACTGGCTGCTCGCCGAGAACCCGTTCGCACCATTCGTCGCCTGCTATTCCGATCAAGGCAAGGCGCGCGGCTACTCGCTGCGCTCGGAAGACTGCCGCGCCGACGTGTCCGAGATTGCCCGAAAATACGGCGGCGGCGGCCACCGCAATGCCGCTGGATTTGGCGTCCCGCTATGACCGACCATTTCCTCAGCTTGCCCAACGTCATGGCAAGAACATCACTGTCCCGCCGCTCGATCTACCGCCGCATGGGCGAGGGCACCTTCCCGCGCTCCGTGCCGCTGGGCGAGAACAGCGTGGCGTGGCGCGAGAGCGAGATTGTCGAGGAATGGGCGGGGCTTCTGCTGGACGGGATGCAGGAAGCGGAGGCGTTGCTCACTCTTGCTCGCCGTAGGCCGGGCTGACGCTGTCATACCAGGCGCCGAGCCCGCCCAAGGTAGCGGCCAGTAGCAGGATGCCGATGGCGAACAGTTCGATCGCGAAGCGTGAATACCATGGGCGCCGCAGGTCGCGAGTGACCCACCATGCGCCGAAGGAAGCGAGCGCCAGGCCCGCCAGGATAATCAGATCCATGGCGGGCACATAGCAGCCGATTGACCAAGACGACAGGGTGTTTTGGCCAATCGACTATTCAGCGGGCAGCATGACCTCGTTCCAGCGACGGTTGAAGCGCTGGATCACGGCGCGCTCGCCCGCGTCGATCGCCGCCTTCTCGGCGCGGTATGCGTCGTTGTCGATCTCGCCGCGCTCGTGCAGCCGTTCGTTCTCGCGCTTGTCCTTGCGAATTTGCCGCATGAAGCGGCGCGCTTCCTTGGCGTCGGCTTCGAGGTCGAGCACCCGCGCATTGTCGGCGACATAGGCCCTGCCGCCCTCGATGTCGCCCGCCTCGACATAGCCCTTGGCGTCGTCGACCGCCTGGTCGATTTGCTTGAGGCGGTCATAGTAGGCCGCCTTGTCATACCACTGCGGCTTGCTGCCAATGACCTTCCGGGCAAACGGCAGGTCATTGGCGACAATATCCACGTCTGGATCGAGCGCCTTGCCGCCAAGCCCGGCCATGCGATCAACGAACGCCCCGGCCGCGCCCATGACGGTGCCGGCGAGGTATTCCAGCGTCTCGGGCGAGACGTCAATCGCGCCCGGAACGACCTTGTCGCCGCCCGTCGCGCCGGAAAGGAAGTCGGTGATCGCGCGCCAGTGCGGCGCTACGCTGCCCCAATAGCGCTGGTTATCGGGCGTGGGGCTGTCATATGGCGGCTGCTCAGGCATGATCGGCTTGCCGGTGAAGTCGCGGTTCAGCGTCAGGTCGACAATGGGGTCGGCAATCGTTGGCGCGATCATGTTCAGCAGCGAGTCCGAACCGCCGATCGGGTTGAAGGCGTCGACCATATCAGAGACGAAATGCCCTGCCGTCTCCTGCCAGCGATCCCCGCCGCGGCGCGCGATCTCGGAAACCGAGCGACCGGCGTTCCAGAACATATTGTAGCCGTAGGGAAGGGGGATTTTAACGTAGTCGGTTCCGCCCGGCAGCATGATGATGAGGTTGCGCCCCTTCTCGAACGCGGGGATCTTGTCGTAGATCGGCTCGCCATCATCGTCGTCAGCGCTGACCATCGCGTTCAGCAGTTCCAGCATGGCACCGCCCACTACAACGCCGGCCAGCATCTTGCGCACCCGCTTGGAGTGCATGGCCTGGATGATGCGGGTAGAGCCCTGCATCGAGGCGTTGAAGAACAGGTATGCCGCGTTGAGCGCAGGGCCGGCGGTGCCTCGGCGATTGAAGTTGACCGTGATGTTCTTGGCGAGGCTCGCCGCTTGAGCCTTTGACAGGCCTCGCTCGCGCGCGTTCTTGTAGACCGAGAGGCGCACCGCGTTTTCGACGCTGCTGTTCAGGTTTTCGACCATATCGCGGGCAGCAAGCGCATACCGCTTGGCCTGCAGCATGGCCCCGCCTTCGCCGCGCTGCGCCGCCGCCATGTCGGCGATCGAACGGATGCGCTGCTTGATCTCGCCAATGTCGTCGACCTTGTTGAAGTAGACGCGGCCACCCTCATCGACAAATTCGTCATACCAGCGCCCCCATTCGCCCGAATGATTGCCGAAGGCGCCCTTGGTGGACGCCACCAGTGCAGAGCGATAGTCTCGCAGCGTGCCCGACACGATCCCGTCGACGTCAACGCCGGTCAGGTTGATGGTCGCGGTCTGAATGTCGCGGAAAGCGTTGGTGATAACGAACTCGGGGTTGTAGGAGGTGTTCACCGCCGACAGGAAGCGGTTGAGCTTGCCGAGGTGGAGCGTGACCCAATCCATCTCGTGCTGCGTCAGGTTGCGCATCGCATCAGCCAGCCGCGCCGCCGCCGGGTTGGCCCGGTTCATGGTGACGCGCCGCTCCTTCCCATTGAACTTGGCGCTTACGGTCCAGTCGGCGTCGCGCTGCTCAAGATTGTGGTTCAGGTATTCCTCGACCAAACCTGTGTCAGGGTTCATGCGGCGCTTCTGCGTCACCTTGTTGACCTGCCAGAACTCGGGGTCGGGGTTGGCCTTGGCAAGGTTGACGAACTTCTGCGCCACAAGGTTGGTTTCACCCCGCACGATGGCTTCCTCGGCCTGCATGATGAGGTAGGCCAAGGGCGAATCCGCCTTGCTGCGCCGTCCGTAGGCGGCCCTGCTCTCGCGGCCGCGCACGTTGATGCCGCCACCGGAACGGTTGATCCTTTCGGGCTGTCCATCCTCGACCTCGCGGAATCCGCGGAGCGGGACATAGTGCTCGTAGGTCGCCCGCCATTCGTCAGCCTGTTCCTGGCTCATCAGGCCGGTCTTGACGCGGTAGTCCAGCGCAAGGTCACGCAGGGCATCGACGCGGGCAGCAAGGCGTTCCATGGCCTCCATGCGCCCGGCGCGGCGGATCCGGTTCATCACCGCGCGCGCCTCGATGTCGGTCATGCCAGAGCCCTCGCCCTCGGCAAAGTCGGGGTTGATCTCGGCAATCCGCGCGTTGCGCTCGGGCGCGTGCCGGGCGTCGAGGAAGGTTTCCAGTTCGTCGAGCGAGACGCCCTCGTCGTGCATCGCGTCGAACAGCGGGCGCACATGGTCCTCGGCCAGCCGCTCAAGGCGTGCGCCAATGCGGCCGGTCATCAGTTCCTCGCCCAGGTAGGGGTTGAAACGCTCGCTCAACGGTCTGCCGGTCTGCGCCTCGATCTCGCGCTGCACCTTGAGAAGGGGCAAATAGCGGTCCTGCGTCACCCCGCGCCAGCGGTCGAAGGCGTCGGCCATCTTCCCGCGCCACGTCGGTTCGCTGCCGCCAAGGGCGACCATGTCGTCGCGCTCGGGGATGGAGAAGCGGCGGTCCAGTTCGGCAAGCGGGTCATTGACTGAATAGCGCGCAACACTCTCTCCGCGCGAGATTGAAACTTCACCGTTTCGCGCACCCACTTCGCCGCCGGCCGCGGCCTGCATCACACCTTCCGCCGTGCGCGCTCCACGGCCAGCGGCCCAATTGCCGATCGCCTCAAGCGCCTGGCGCAGCGCCTTGAACACGCGCGCGCCCGTGCCTTCGGCCTTGTAGTCGCCGCGCTGGTAGCGGGCGAACTGGTCGGCGACGGCCTCCTCGACAAGCGCCTCGGCCAGCGCGTCTCCGCGCAAGCCCTGCGCCTTGAACCGCGCCTCGTAGCGCTGCTTGATCGAGCGCATGAGCGCCGTGTCGCGCCGCGCCTTGGCCGACAGGATCGCCCATTCCGAATTGTTGAACAGGCCCAGTTCGCGCAGCGCGTGAACAACCTCGTGGTCCAGGGTGAACGTGCCATCCTGCGCCGTGTCGGTCGCGATCTGGATGAGGCGGTCGGAGAATGTGCCCGCCGCGCCGCCCAGGCTGTCGACAATGCGCAGCGCCACCTTGCGGGCAATGCCGTAGGATTCGAGGCGGGCCTGCAGGTCTGCCGTATTCATGCCGGTCGCGGTAGCCACCTCCTTGCCGGTCAGCGTGGCTACCAGTGGCAGGTTTGCGGGCTCAGGGATGGACTGCTTGGCGTCGCTGACCGGCTGTGCAGCAGCGGCCTTCGCGGCTTCTGCAGCCTTGGTTTCCGCATCCAGCGTAGCCTCAAGCGCATGGATCTTCTCGCGAAGTTCCCGCGTCTTGCCTCCGTCGTCGTATGTGGCGCCGAGGCGCGACGAATAGTCGGCAATTTCCTGGTCGGCGCGCGCGATGACGCTGCGCTCGTTTGCAAGCTCATCCTCGAACCGTTTCACGGCATTGAGCATGCGGGTCACGAGGCCGCGCGAATCGGTGCCGGACTTGACCACGGTTTCACGCCCGCCGGCGCGCTTGATGACGTAGACCCCGGCCATGCCGTCGAAGCTGGGATGGACGTCCACGAGAACAGGCATGCCGGCGAAGGCGCCGACATTCTCCCGCAGCGCCTTACCGCCTGCCCGGTCGAGCGCCTTGTCGAGGGCGGCCATCAGCGCCTCGCCATACTCGCCCTTGTCATCGTAGGTCTTGCCGCTCACGTCGGCGGAAAATGCATCGTCAGCAGGGATATTGCGCTTGGCAATGTCCTGCTCGATCAGGGGGATCGTGCTTTCGGCACGCTCCTTGTCGCCGCGCGCATAGGAGATGTGGGCACGGATGCTCTGCTGGTCGCGCTCATGGGCGACCTTCTGCCGTTCGAGTTTCTCAAGCTCCTGCTTCCACTCGGTCAGCGACATGATGCGCGGATCCGAAGTGGTCATCGCGGCGGCCTGCTCGTATTGGCTGGCCTCGCCGAGGTCTTCCATGTCGCGCATGGTCGGGTCGCCGCGCATGAAGGCCTCGATGAACTTGGCCTTACGGCCCATCATCGCCCACATGGTTGAATCGTATGTGCCCTGCGTCGAGTAGTCGAAAATCTCGATCTCGGGGTTCATGTTGCCCTGGCGAATACCGCGGCCGTTGCGCTGGGTATCGTTTGCCGGATACCACTGCGCGTCCATGTTGTGGATCGCGGCAAGGCGCTTCTGCGCGTTGACGCCGGTGCCCATCTTGGCGACCGAGCCGATCAGCACGCGCACCTTGCCCTCGTTCATGTCGTTGAACAGGCGTTGCTTGGCGATTGCGGTCTTGAAGTCCGAGATGATGGCGATCTGGCTCGCCGGCACGCCGCGCGCGACGAGGCTCTGCTTGATGTATTTGTGGACCGGGAAGTCGCCGTTGATCCCGAAGTCCGAAAAAATCATCTGCGTTGCCGGGCCATGGAAAGCGGGCTTGGCGCTATAGCCCTCGCTCGGCGGTCCCGGCGTGTGGAACGCGGTGCGCGCCTTCTCCTTATGGAGCCGAGCGACATTGTCGATCATCAGTTCCAGCTTGGAACCGGCTTCCTTGCGCGCGCTTGCGTCGATCAGGCGATAGTCGATAGCCGCCTTGCGGCCGTCGCCGATCACCGAAAGAATGATGTCGTCTCCCGGCTTGGGCGGGCCTGAGCGGCGACGGATGGCCTCCATGCGGCGTTGCAGTTCGGCCTTGTAGGCTTCCTGGCTCGGGGTCATGTCGGCGACCACCATCTGTCGCTCACCCCCCTTGAGCGTAGGCAGGGTCACATACTGGCGCAGTTCGGCCGCGCCGACGACGTCCATGACCTGACGCACCATCACCGACAGTTCCGGCACATTCACGAATTGCGAGAAGCGGGTGACAGACTTGTAGCCGCCGGCCGGATCCTGCTCGAGTTCGGTTTTCGTGTCGCCGAATGCGCCGGCCCATGCATCGAAGTGGGCAAGCCCGCGCTTCTCAAGCTCGGCCTGCTGCAGGTAGCGGCTGACGCTGTAAAGCTCGGCCATGGTATTCGTGATCGGCGTGCCCGACGCCAGCACAAGGCTGCGCCCAGGACGCTGGCTCTCAAGGTAGCGCGACTTGGCGTAGAGGTCGAAAGACATCTGCGAGCCGTTGGGGTCGATGCCCTTGACGTTGCCCATCTTGGTCGAGAAGTCGAGCTTGCGGAACAGATGGGCCTCGTCGACGAACAGGAAGTCGACGCCCGTTTCCTCGAACGTGAACACCTGGTCGCGCTTGCGGTTCGAGAACGAGCGCAAGCGCTGTTCCAGCGCCTCCTTCTGCTGTTCCACCTTGCGCCGCGTGATGCGCTCATCCTGCCCCTTGCCGATCTCGGCAATCAGGTCTTCCAGTTCGGCGATCTGGTCGGCAATCATGCCGGCCTGAAACTCCTCGGACATGGGAATGAAGCCGAAAGCGGAATGCGTGATGATGACCGCATCGAGGTCGTCTGCCGCCAGGCGCGCGATGAACTCCTTGCGACGGGAGGTGTGGAAGCGCTGCTCGTCGGCCACACGAATGCGGGCAAGCGGGTATTGCTCGTAGAACTCCTTGGTGAACTGGCCGAGCATGTGGTTGGGCACGACATACATCGGCTTGTTGATGAGGCCGAGGCGCTTCATTTCCATGCCGGCGCCGATCATCGCCGAGGTTTTCCCGGCCCCGACCTCATGGGCCATGTAGGTATTGCCAGCCTGGATGATGCGGGCGACGACGGCGCGCTGGTGCGGGCGCCAGTTCCAGCCAGATGAAATGCCCGGCGTCGTCAGGTATGTGCCGTCAAACCGCGGCGCGACCAGCGAATTGAACTTGGTGTTGTAAAGGTCGATCAGTTCGCCCGCGCGCGTCTCATCGGTATAGACCCAATCGCGGAATGCGGCCTTCATCTCGGCCATCTTGTCCTGCGCGGCCTGGGTGGCAACGGGATTGATGACGCTGGTGCCGTCTTCCATCCTGTCGCGAATGGTCGGCGTCTGGCGGTTCAGCGCGGCCTCAAGCAGGGCCATCGCATCCATACGCTCGGTGCCCCATGTTGATCGGGAGGCGGCGCTATGGCTATCCCCGCGAGCGGTCCACTGCGCGAGCTTGGGAAGGTAGGACACCTTGGCCGCCTGCAGGCCCATGCGTTCGGTCGCAAAGGTCTCGATCACCTTCGGCGGGATCCACGGCATACCGAGGTTGGCCGAAATTTCCGAGGTGGTCAGCGGTGCGGGTTGCGCGGCCTCAAGCGCGCTGACGTTGCGCGAGAAGGCCGGGTTGCGCGCAGCCGCCTCGCGCGCGACCGCCAGTTTTTCACGCACGTTGCCGGACAGGTAGGATTCGGCAGTCTCGTAGACGTCGGGCTTGCCGGGAATCTCGAACAGGCGCTCGCCTAGCGCTTCAAGCACCTCGTTGCGGCTCATTCCCGCCATGTCGGCAATCATGCCGATGTCGGGCCGCCCAAGGCGGTTCAGGCTATAGAGAAGCGCGTCGTCGGCCGAATTGATCTGCGGCGGCGCATCTACCTTGATGGCGTTCTCGTAGAAGGCGCGGCCCTTCGCCGCCTCGCCTGTCTCCTTGTTGTAGTGCTCGATCGCCGCCAGCCGGTAGCCTTCCTCGTCGTCCATGAACGGGTCGAGGTTTGGGCGCTTTTCGATGACCTTGTCGGGCACTTCCTGCGGGTCGAAAGTGCCCTCGTTCCAGTTCCGGCCAAGCGCCTTCGCCGCCTCGCGCGCAATCTCGCGGGCCTCGGCGATACGGGCGAGCGATTCGCCGGCTTGCAGCATGGGCTCGACGTCGAAACTGCCGTCCTCCCATTCGGTCCCGGCAAGGCGTGCCTCCTCGCGTGCGGCGGCGCGCAGGCCCTCCATTTCCACGCGGCTCGGACGCCGGTAGGAAATTTCGGTCTTGTTGATCGGCCCGAACTTCTTGGTGAAGGCATCATAGGCCGTGTTCAGCCTCGCCCGTGCTGCCTCGCCCTTGGGGCCATCTTCGGCCAGGTCGGCGCTGTAGACCTCGCGAAGGGCATCCTTGATCGGAATAAGGCCGCGCACGCGCTCCTGCGCAGCAGCCGACATGCCGCCCTTCACGCCCTTGCCGGGCGCCTGCACCGGCTGTCCGACGCCATTGCGGAACTGCATCAACTTGCCATCGGCGATGTAGTAGGAGCCGTCCTTCTTTTCCGTGCCGGAAAGGTCGATGGCTGGCGCGGTGTCCCTTGCGGCGATGGCGGGGGTGGTGCTGGTCAGGTTGGCCGGAAGCCGGTCGATCGCCTTGGCAAGCGCGTCGGACAGCGAAAATCCTTCTGGCGCGCGAACGGCGTAGCGCGGACCAGCGACCAACTTGTCGAAAAAGCCCTGCTCACCCAGCACCATTTCCGGGTGACGGGTGAAATACTCGTTCACTGCGCCCTGGTGCGGGTTGCCTTCGCGGTCGGGCAGGGTGACGACATCGGTCGAAAGCCATCCTTCGCGGCCCGGCTGTTCACCAGGCAGGCGCTTGCGCAGGATGATGATGTCGGTCGTGACCGAGGTTCCAGCGTTCTTCTCGAACGTGTTTCCGGGCAGGCGAATAGCCCCGACAAGATCGGCCCGCTCGGCGAGATATTGCCGCGCGCGCGCATCGCGCTTGTTCATGGTGCCCGCCGACGTGACGAACATCAGCAGGCCGCCGGGCTTCACCGCGTCAAGCGACTTTGCAAAGAAGAAGTCATGCAGCAGGAAGCGCAGGCGGCCATACTCGGGATCGCCACTCACCACGGTTTCGGAGAACGGGGGATTGCCGATCACAAGGTCGAATGCGTCATGGATAGCCGGGGTCGCCGTATAGTCGGCCTGGCGCACGCCCGATTGCGGATAGAGGAGTTTCGCGATCAAGGCGGTCAGGTGGTCATATTCGAGCCCGTTGTAGGTCGAAGCGTTGGCGATATGCGCCGGCATCATGCCACGGAAATTGCCGGTTCCCATGCCGGGCTCGAACACCGCGCCGCCGCGGAACCCAAGGCGCGCGGCAATGTCCCACATGGCGCGAACCACAGTCTCGCCGGTGTAGTGGGCATACTGGATCGAGCGGCGCGCCGTCTCGTATTCCTCGTCGCTCAGCAGTTCGCGCAGGCGCGGCCCCAGCTCCTCGAAGCCCTTGCCATAGGCCCCGCTGGAATCGGGAAAGATGTTCTTGATCCCGCCCCAGCCGACATAGCGGGCGATGACCGCCTGTTCGGCGTGTGTGGCGGGGCGGCCCTCGGCCTCGATCTGCTTCACGAGCGCGATGGCATCGACGTTGTCGCGCGCCTTCTGCGCAAAGGAGCGCGTCTCGGCGAGCGCGCCGGGCTCGATCGTCCAGTCGGTGCCGGTTACGGCGTCGGCTGCGGCTCGCTGTCCGGCGTTGCGCTCGGCGGCGGGAACGCGATCAGGGTTTGCATTACCTGCTCGCTCACTTCCTGCTCGATCTGCGGGTCGGCCAGGGCTCCGCTCGGCAGCGTCCTCGCTCCCTGCGTCAGGTCGCGAAACATCTGCCTCGCCTCGGCCTCCTTGGCGTTCAGATGCGGCTCCATCGCTCCCGATCGGCGCAGTTCGTTGAACATTGCCGGGGCCTGTTCCCTCATTGCGTTGAGGTAGGTTGTCCGAAAGTTGAGCATCGGAGATCCTTGTAGCAGGGTTTTCCGTCGCTGTCGCCTGGTTCGCGCCCCACTGCTCGATGCGGGACAGGTCCACCTTGACGGCCGCGTCGTCGTCCATGCCGCGCACGTCATGGCCGTTGTCCTCGAACCAGTTGCGGGCAGAGGTATACCATGAGCGCAGGTTGTTCCGCAGGTCGACCGGGGATACGCCCAGGTCAGCGGCGACGGCGCGCGCCGCGTCGATGAAGGCACGCGCGCCGGCCTCGATGTGGTAGCCCATCAGGGTAAGCCCGGCCTGCGCAACCTCGGGGTCGAAGCCGCTGTTGAGCTGGCTCATCTTCTTGCGCAGCAGCGCGCGCGCCTTCTCGGCCGCGTCCTGCGTGAAGACCTTGTTGCCGGCGCCATAGGCGGGGGTAGCGGCAGCCGGCGGTGCTTCCGGCTGCGGAGCCGGCGCGGCAAGGTTCGCCTTGTCCCAGCCGCGATACCATGCTTCGCCTACGCGCCTGTCCTTTGCCATATCGGCAAGAACATAGGATGGCAGTCTGCGCTCTTTGCCTTGGGCAAACGCTTCGCGCCCCATATCCTCGTAGTCGGCGATCGCGTCGAACTCGGTGACACGGACGGTCGGCCCGAGCTTGTTGCCCTTCTCGTCGAAGGAGGTTTGGATGGTGGTCTTTTCGCCATCGCGGAAGCCTTTGCGCCACTGGTCGCTGGCGGTAGACGAGGCGTAGTAGGGATCATCCTCGATCGCAAAACCCTGCTGCGCGGCGTTCCAGCCCTGCGTCAGATAATCCTTGTTGGTGCGCTTACCGGGCATCTGCGTGACGGGGCCACGGTTCTTGGACGGGCTGGACGACTGCTGCGCCGTCGCATCACCTCCCTTCGCCTTCTGCGTCAGCTCGATGCGGCGAACCGTGTCCTCGTCGGACATTTCCTGCCCGGCTTCGTTCTGCGCGCGGAGGCCCGCAAGTTCGGCGCGCTCAGCGGGCGTGAGGGGGGAAACGGCGACAACAGTGGTCCCGCTTTTGGGCGCGTCCTGTGCGGCCTGGCTCACGCCATCAGCAAGGCGTGCGCCAGCAAGGGCAGTTGTCGCCTTTTTCTTCCCGGTCGCAATCGCGCGCTGCAGCACTTCATATGAAGAATTGGCGGGCGCAAGGTATCCACCAACCATGCCAGAAGGGCCAACCAGCGAGACGCCGCTTTGCGAGTCGACGATGCGATACCCTTCCGGCATCGCCGCGTTGGTCGTTTCGATGAGCTGCGCGCGATCAGCAAGGACCGATTCCTTGTTGGCGGCCATATACCCCTGCCGCCATTCTTCGCGCTGCCACCCCTTAAGGTCGCTTGGCGGCGTCATGCTCAACCTGGCAGCATAGTCGGCACGCCCGCGTTGGGCGGGGGATAGCCTGGACTGGTCCGATCCGAACCGCGACGGCGAAGATGAGGCCGCTACTTTGTCCAGCGCCCCCCGGATCTCCTCCTCATACTTCTTGGAATAGACCAGCGCGCCATCCTTGCGCGTGATGGCCTTCGCCTTGGGCACGGCAGCAGTGATCGCGGCGGTTTCAGCCTCGCTTGCGCCAATGACGGCAATGCTCTTGCCGGAAGGCATCGCCTCGAGGCGCGCGGCAGGCGCAGGGATTTCCGCAGTTTCCGCACCTTTCCGCACCTCGGCCGCAAGCGCCACCTTCGGCACGTCCTCGCCGATCGCGGTTTCGGTCGAGGGCATGTCGCCAACGGTGTTGATGAGGTCGCGGATCGGCGCGTCCAGCCGGATCGTGCGAATGTCCTCGCCGTTGTCGCGCGCCGCGAGCCACTGGTGATGCCCGTCCAGCACATAGCCATCGCTCGACACGAGAATGGCGCGGTTGCCGCCCTCGTAGTCCTTGGCCTTCTGCACCTTGGCTTCCGAGAACTCGGCCTGCGTCGGCTTGAGGTCGGTCGCCGGGATGGTCTGTTCCTCGTGCGCGATGCCGCGCGCGTTGAGGAAGTTCACCATGGCACCGCGATTGTCGGCCGAGATTTGCGGCATCTCGTCGCGCGGGATGGCGAGCGTGCCACTCTCGGGCGCGAAGCGCGTCCATTCGCGGTCGATGGTTTCACCGCGCAGCGTGTTTTCGGCAGCAGGAACGGGCACCGCCTCGGGCACCTGCGCCGCCAGCCCATCGGGCCGCAACGTCGCATTCTCGGCGATTTGCGTCGCCGTGGGGCCATCATCGGCCGGGGCGGGGGTCGGCGTGCGCTCGGGCTCCGCTTCCTCGTCCTTGCGCCGCATATCGACGTAGGCGGCCGGGTTCAGCATGTCGGGATCGGCAGCACCCGCCGCGGGTTCATCCTCGGCGGTCGGTGAGGCGGCATCGGTCGGCGCGGCGGCGATCTGTGCGCCCATCTTGCCTGCTGCCCAGCGCACGACGTCGGAAGCGGACATGCCCTTGAGGAACGGATTGGCGTTCACGACGGCTTGTCCCAGCACGGATTCGACCGAGGCGTTCGGGTTTGCCGTCAGCAGCTTTTGCGCGCCCTTCGCGCCCGCGAAGTGGGCAAGGTAGAGGTTGCCCTCGTTGACCTCGGCGCCAGCATTGCGCAGCGCCGCAGCATTGGCCTCGGTGAGGCGGCGCATGAGGCGGTCCTGCATTGCGCCATCGGCACGCTTGGCGAGGATCTGCGCCTCGCTTTCGCCGGTGTTGCCGAACTCCTGGCGGTAGGTCGCCAGCCACGTTCCATCGGTGAACTGGTAGCGCCCGGTAGCACTGCTGTTCGGGTTCTTCGCGTTATCCTTGCCGCCGCTTTCCGCACGGCGCGTCTTGGCCATGAAGGAGGTGATGGCGGGGGTGCCGCTGGCCGGGCTTCCGTTCCGGCGAGGCGGCACCCCCTGCTGCACTTGCGTTTCCGGGGCGGGAGAATACCCCGGCTCGACGGCTCCTGCAGCATCCTGTTGGGCCTGTTCCGCGCGCTGCGCCAGCGCCGCGTCGATCGCGTCGGCCTCGGCCAAGGGGGGGGAAAGTGGGGGGGAAAGTGGGGGGGATTCCTCGCGCACGGTCACACCGGCGTCGACCAGTTCGTCGCGGTAGTCGCGGCGGACTTTGCCATTGTCCAGCTTGACGACGATGCCCTCGCCGGTGTCGTCGGCGAACCAGTCTTCCATGGTGCCGGTTTCAGTCGTGCCATCGCCGTAATCGAGCACCACGCGCTTGCCCACGCCGGGCATGCCGCTGCCAGCAAGTGCCTTGTCGGCCTCCTGGCTGGCGGCATTGTCTGCCTGCACAATCTTGCCGCCAACAATGTCGGCGGTGTTGAGCGGGCTGTCGATGTCCTCTTGCGTGGGAGTTGCCGCGGCGACCTGCGCCGCATCTCGGATGCCGGGGGTAGTGACGGGGCGCGCGCGGTCTATCGCATCAAGCGAAGTGCCAAGGAACGAGTCCTGTTCCTGCTGCCGGTTCGGATCGAAAGCGTTGACTGCCTCGGTGCGCGCAGACAGGCGCATCGCCTCCCGAATACGGCGGTTGTCGGCCCACTTCTCGCCCGCGCGCACACCCTCGTTAGCGATGCCGACAACGCCGCCCATCATGCCGACTGCAACGGCGGTCTGTGCAGCGGCTTCGGGACGTTCCTTGAGGTATTCGCCCCAGGTCTTGTCAGGGTTGGCAACGGCTGTGTCGATGGCATCCTGCGCCAGCGTCGTCGCCTGCTCGGTCGCCATTTCCTGCATCAGGAACTCGGCGACCCAGCGCTTCGCCCCGGCCTTGCCGAACTTCTCGACGAGGAAGCCCATGGGCAGCATTTCGCCCACACCCTCGGCAATAGCCTCGCCGCCCGCGCCAATCGCCGCTTCGCCGGCCGTCGCACCGCGCGCGCGATACTTGCCGTAGGCGGCAACGCCAGTTTCGCCGGCAGCATCGGCAATGCCGACCATTGGATTGCGGGTTGCGATAGCCGCTGCCATGCCGGGGATCATCTGCAGCACATTGGCCGCGCCGCCGTAGACGTAATCGCCGATCTTGCTGTCGAACCGCGGCGTCGTGGCCGCAACGAAGTCCTGCGACTTTGCCGTGATGTGGCTCAACTGGTCGGTTGCCGCCTGCTCGACACTGTCAGGCAGCAGCGGAGCGGCAAGGTCGACGCCCATTTGCGCGATGCCGACACTCTTTTGCAGGACCGAATGAGAGAAGGATCGGCCCAGGCCGCTGGCAACGGAGCCAACGCTTGCCTCGGGCTGGTTGGCCAGCGCGGGGTTGACGGCCAGCGCAGCCGTATCCACCGCACGCCGGGCCTTCTCTGCCGGCAGTTCCAGCAGCGTTTGCGTGGTCGACTGACCCATGCCCAGGCCCTTGAGCGCGGTGCTGACCGGGCGCGCGTTCGGGCGGTCGATGGGCGCATTGTCGCGCGCTCGCGATTCCGCAACCGATCTCGGGGCGGGGTTTGACCAGATGCGGTCAAGGGCGGCCTGCGCGGAAGGCGATGCCGGTTCTTCGGTGAGGGCCCGGCGCTTCCATGCCGGTTCTTCGGCCTTGGCGTTGGGGTCGGAGGTAAGCGCCGTGTCTCGCCAGCTCATCAGTAGGGCACCCAATAGGTCTTGCCGTCTCGGGAATCCACGAAGGGCTTGCCCCGGTTGGCCTTGTTGCTCATGAACGCTTCGATTGCCGCGTCGTTGCTGAACTGCGATGCCCCCTTGAGCGGGGTCGCCTTTTGCGGAGCGGCGGGCGGCTTGCTGGACGTCGACGGCGCGCCACCATCCCCGCCGAGCGCGCTGCGCCAGTCATTCGCGCCGTCGCCCGCCGCTGCCCCAGGCTTGGGGCGAGCGATGATGTTCGGCAAGATGCGGCTCTCGCCGCCCTTGGTGATGATCGAGACCGCGCCCGTTTCGCCATCGGTTACAACGTCCATGACCTGATTGGCCTCGATGCCGAGCTTCGCAGCCTCCTCCTTCATCTTGAGGTTGCTGTTGAACTGCGCCATGCGGCGTTCGCGGCCTTCGCGCACGTCGGACTCGGTCTTGGTCTTGGTGATGTCGGCATTGGTCGTGCGCTGCGTGTTGCGGGCGGCATTGCGGTCCATCAAGGCATACTGCCTGTCGAGCCTGTCGGACTCGGCCTTGCTCTTGGTTTCCTCAAGATCAGCCTTGAGGCCATATTCATAGGTGGTGTTCGCACGGTCATTGCGCGCGCGCAGCGCCTCAAGCGCTTCCTTCTTGCGAGTTTCATATTCTAAGGTCGCCTGCGTCGCGATGCCCTTGCCGACACCTTCCAGCACACCACCCAGGATCATTCCGAGCCCGCCCATGGATCAAGCCCCCTGCTGCATCGGCGCACCGCCTGGAAGGCCGGGCAGGATGCTGTTGAGGTTGCCGGCCTTGTTCGCCTCGACGATCTGGCCGAACTCGGCCTTGAGCGCTTCGGGGTCATAGCCGGTCTTACCGATCGTCTCGGCGGCGGTGCGGTAGAGGTCCATGGCGCGAAACCATGCGCCTTCGATCTCCTGTTCAGTGAAGTCGTGCAGGCCGGCGGCTTCGGCGACGTCGATCAGCTCCTCGAAAATCGCCTTGCCCGCGTGCATCAGCACGGCGTCGTAGTCCGGCTTGCCGCCGTATTCCCCGGCGCCGTCGTCTTCCTGCCCGGCAGGCTCCTCGCCGTTCGGGTCGTCCTCGCGGCCGGTCATGCCGTATTCGCCCGCGCCATCATCTTCCTTGCCGGCCGGTTCTTCCCCGCCGGTATCGTCTTCGCGCGCCTGCATCTTGAGCGCGCTCAAGCCCAGGTTCTCGTCGATCAGGATGGTGAGCATGACCGCTTCGGCCGGAACCATGTCGAGCGGGTTGTTCGCCAGCGGCGGGTCGGCGTTCTCGAACATCGACATGACCTTGGGGTCAACGTCGCCCTTGAGGTCGTCGACAATCTGCGGCGAGACTTTCGCGTTCTCGCCCTTGGGGTAGATGATGTCGAGCGCCGCGCCGACGAACTTCTCGTAGAGTTGCTGTTCCTCGGGGCTGGCGGGAGCGCCGCCATCCACGTCCTCGCTCATGTCGGGTTGCGGTGCGCCCTGCGCGGCAGCCATGGGCTGCGCCATTCCAAGACCGGCCATATCGCTTACCCCTGTGCCACGACGCGGTTCGTGCGCGGGTCAATCTGCGCGCGCCCGTAAATCTTGTTCGCGAAATAGCTGCCGGCATCGGGCAGCGCCTCACCCTCGCCGTCTGGCAGACGGTAATAGCTGGTGATGCCGTCGTAGTTGGCGCTTTCGCGGCGCGCTTCCTTCTGCATGGCTCGTGCCTGCATGGCCCCGCCAAGGCCCTGCAACGCCATGCCCGCGACGGTCGGATTGTTGTTGAACCAACCGAGAATACCGCCGCTCGACGGAGCCTGCGACGTGGTGACGGCGGCCGTGCTGGCAGGGGTGGCCATCGAGGCGGGGGCACTGTTGACGGAAGCCATCTGCGAGGCCAGCGATGGCGCCTGCGTCGTCATGTTGGCGGCAGACGAAGCGGCCGGCGAACCAAGCCCGGACAGGCGCGAACCCTTGGCGAGGGAATCAAGCCCGAGCGACGGGGTTGCGGATTGCGACACGGCCGGTGCCGCAGCCTTGCCGCCGCTCAGTGCCGCAGTTGCCTTCGGGCTGCCGGCCGGGCCACCCACGCCAATGCCAAGGCCGCCCATGATGCCGCCGGTGACAAAACCCGCCGTCGCGCCCTTGACGATGTTCTTGCCAGTCACGGCAGCGCCCAGCGCGCCGAATGTCGCGGCGTTCGCGGCGCTTGTCAGGGTTCCGGCCAAGGCACCATGGATGCCTGCTTGTGCAAGCAGCCCTCCCGCGCCGCCCAGCGCCGGGAGGCCAAGGCCCAGTGCTGCGCCGCCAGTCAGCACAACCGCGCCGATGGCGAGAACGGGAAGGAGAACCTTTTTCAGCGGCTTAACCACCGCCTTGAACGCCTTGCCGATGGCCTTGAGGGGGTTGCTCATGCTGCGATGTCCTCGATGTTCGCCCAGGCGCGGCCCTCACGCCGGAACGCCTTGCTGAAAAGGGTGAAGCCGCGCCGCTCGTAGGCGGCGATGATGCCCTCGCTGTCGGGCACGGTATCGGACCAGCTCAGGCCGATCTCGTAGACGCGCGGGTTGGCATCGGCCCAGCCGATGTAGGCGTCGAGCAGCCGGTTCATCGCGCGCGGGTTGCAGCCCTTGCGGCCGACAAGGAAATGATCGGTCGCGGCAAGCGTGTTCAGCACGCCGTAGATCCTGCCCAGCGAGCCGAGGATGAACGCCTCGATCTCGCCCGCGTCGCTCTCGGCAATCATCAGGAAGGTGGCGCCATCGGTCGTGCCGCCATGCCGCTGCGCCGCGTGCGCAAACATCTGGCGCGCGATCTTGGGCACCACGCGCGCCACGCCGGCATAGCGCGTATCGGGCAGACGCGCCTCAAGCAGCGCTGCCAGCGCGGGGGCGTCGATCGAGCGGGCGGGGCGCAGCCTCATGCGGCCTTGCCTGGCGTAAGCGGATCAAGCTTCACACCGTAGAGGTTCTGAATGTAGTTCATCGTTTGGCTGAATTGGTCGTTGATTGAACTCATTGCCTGATCGCGCGCCGGGGCCTTGAGCTTCGGGTTTGCGTTCAGATTGGCAATAGCGCTGAACCGCTGGCCCGACATATCGCCGAGAGCCGCGGCGATCCGGTCCTGCTGGTTTGAGGCAATCGTGCGATCAAGGCGGGCGTTGTCTGCCTCAATGGACCGCTGCTGGCGCGTGTCCTCGGCAGTAAGCGTGCGATCAAGGCGGGCGTTGTCGGCGGCAAGCGTGCGATCAAGGCGGGCATTGTCGGCGGCAATGTTCTTGTCCGCGAGAAGGAGTTGCTGCGCACGCGCCAGCTCGTCGGAGATGCGCTGCGCTTCGATTTGCTTGTCGGCGATGGTCAGGCGCGTGTCGTTGTCGAGCGCCGCCAGTTTCTCCCGCGACGCCACTTCCAGATCGGCGAGTTCCATCCTCGTGTTGCGGTCCAGATCGGCGAGGTTGTAATCGGCGGCAATGCGCTGCGCGGTCAGGGCAACTTGGGTATCGCGCTCGAATTGAGCCATGACCTGATCGGCTGCAATCCGCTTGTCCGCGATGGACAGTTGGGTGTTACTGTTGAGTTCGGCGAGCAGCTTGTTCGCCGCGATCTCCTTGTCGGCGATGAGCTTGCGCGTCTCGTTGTCGGCAGAGGCAATGGCCATCTGCGTCGAGTTGTTCATGCGCGTGATCTCGATCTGGTTCGCTTCCTGCGATTCCTGCATCGCGATTGGCGCCGCGGCTTCGATCACGGCATTTTGCGCCGCGCCCGCCGCTATCGACGAATTGCCCAGCCCGCGCCGGTTCGCCACCTGCATGCCCAGCGTCGCGGCACGCGTCATCAGCGGGGAATCGCTCGCCAGCATGCGATTGAGGCGGCCCTCGACCGATCCGACCTCGCCTGCCGGCGCGTTGGGGTTGGTGGCAACCGCGCCGAATCCAGCCACCTGGCCGCCCGCCTCCGTGGCCTGGCCGGGCGTCGAGGCGTTACCCGCGCCGCCTGCGGGGGGCAGGACAGTGGGCGTGGCGCTCGCATCGGGCGAGCCCATGACGGCGCTGCTGGCGGCCGGTGCGGCGACGAGCGAGGCGACCGGGGAGTTCGCACCCGCGTTCGGGGCCGGGGTGGAGGTCAGGCCAGGCGTCGAGGATGCCGCCTGCGGCGTGTTGCCGGTCGGATTACCGAGACCGGCGAGCGGCTGCCCAGCGCTCGACTGCGGCTGACCGCGCAGCTCGCCGCTGAACGGGTTGCGAATGGGACGACGCGGGGAACGGGGCTGGTCGCCATTGGCGACGACGGCGGCGACCTGCGCCGCGCTCTGCGGGGTGCTCAGGGAGTTGACGTTGTTCGCTGCCATTGAAGCCCCCGTTCAGGTTTTCGCACGATACTATGAACGTCCCAATGGGACAACATGCGTATCGCGCGAGGCTGAAAATGCCGGGGGATGCCTCAAGGGTCGTCCATATAGGACGGGAACGCGGTTGTCACGCGCCTGTTGGCGGGGTATGTGGAGCGCTCAGGCCGGTTCAATTCCGGCTCGCTTGCCGAGATCAGGTGAAGGACGCGGTTCGAATCCGCGACGGCCGGGAAACCGGCTAAGACAGTGCCCCGGTTGGTGCGGGGAGGCATGACAGCCGGGAAAGACCGTCACCGCTTCCGCAAGGATAACAGGGATAAGGATCGGGGGTATCTCGGTCGAGCGCCCTACTCCCCCTTGCCAAACTCCACCTCGGGCAACGCCAGTTTGCGCTGGATCAAATCGTCACCCCATTCTTGCACCCGCTTCAATCGGATGGAGTTGGCGACGAGGATGTCGAAGTCGTTGCGGTTGATTGCCAGAAGCTCGGCAGCGGGACCGGGTCCGTCACCACCATCGGCAGGACCACCCTGGCCGGCGGCTCCGGTTGGTCCGGCACCACCTTGAGCGGCTTCGGCCCGCAGGCTGTGAGCGCGAGCATAGAGGTCAGCAGCGCGGCGTAGAGCATGGTCCGCATCGCGGACACGGTCTGCGGCGTGGGCGGCTTGAGCATAGGAGTTCTCCGTCTGGATGCGGGCGATCACAGCGCGGGCGTGCGCGGCGGCCTGCGCGGCCTCGTAGGCTTTGTTCTGAACGACGATCGTCTCGGCGCGCTTGTCGGCGATGTCGTGCCACACACCGGCACGCCACCAGCCGAGCGCGGCGGCCAGTGCGAGCGAGCCGACGCCGAACCAGCGCCACGGCTGGGTGCGAAGGGCGGGGAGGGCGAGGGGGATCATTGTAACCCCTCCACCATGTGCCGAACCATCGCCTCGGCCTCGGTTGCCGTCAGCAGGTTGGTGCCACGGGGCCAGCATTGCGTGCGCAGCGGCTCATCCTTGAACGAGGGCATGAAGTCGATGCCCGCGTCGGGACCGAACGTCTCGGGAAGCCTCCACATGAGGAAGCGGTTCACCATGTGCTTGATCTGGTCGTCGGTCATGCCTCCTTCTCCCGCGCGATCAACTCCAACTCCCAGAAATAGTGAATGCTCGCCAAGCCCTTTCCGCCGGGAAAGGGATCGTGCAGCACCTCGCCGTTGAACGCGACGCAGGCGTGGATGATTGGCAGGCCAGCCTTCTCGTGATCGTCAGGATAAGTGCGGAAACCATCCCCGCACGCTATTGCCCAGCCCTTCGGCGGGTTAGCGGCACTTCGCTCCACAAGTGCAATGCCGCGCGCCGAAAACCACTCACGCCACGGCCCCCAATATCGTTTGTCCTTGGGGTGAATCTGCGCGACATCTCGCAGTGGCAATTCGAGGATCGATGCAACACATGCGTTAAAGCAGTTGCCGCACCCGTCATTAGCTACAGTCATGGTCTGATAGACGGGAATCATCACAGCCCCCTCATGCATTGCGAATAAACCGTGGTTCTGCATGGAACCCATAATGATGGGATGAACAACGCTCATTGCAAATTGAGTGATGAAGATGTAGCAGCGATCCGCGAAATGAAAGATGAAGTTGCGGCTGCGGTTGTAGCGAAACGATTCCGCGTCACAGCAGGGCGAATCAACGACATTTGGGCCAACCGAGCACGAACGGCGCTTACCGGTCATTCTAACGTGCCTTATCCGCAGGAATGTTACGAAGGCAAATAGCCCGCTCCTTTTCTCGGCGAATAACCAGTCCTTGCACACGCCTTCCACCTGCATAAACCCATGAGCGGAAGGCGTCGCAAGCGCTGATCCAGCGGCCTTCACTGAATAGCCGGGCAACAGTGCTGCCCGCGTAGGCTTTGCTGCCGATATTGTATGAAAGCGAAATTGCGCTGATTACCTGAGCATCGTGCCCGCGCAGTTCGGGATTGCGCTTGAGAACTGGCCCAGCGAAGTCAGCCAGCCCGTTCGCCAGCATGTCCTCGCATTCGGCGTTGGAGTAGCGCCGCATGGGCACGCGGGTTTCTCCCGCACAGACCGTCCACACGCCCACAAGATCACGGTAGGGATCGTTGCTGTGCCCCTCGAACTGCGCCACGACTGCGATCAGCCCGGCGACGGCGCTCGCGCCCACCACGGCGGCGAGGCGCTTGCGCCCCGGAGGCGGGCTGTCCACCATCGGTAGATAGGCTGTCGGCGCGACAGGCTCGGCGCGGCCATCGGCGCGAGGGCGGAAGAAGTCGATCAGAGACATCGCTCATTCCTTCCCCTTGGGCCGCAGGCGGGCCGCCAGCGACAGGAGGAACAGCACGGCGCCGACGATGGCGACGGCCTGCTGCGGTGCGATACTGCGGACACCGGCCGGCATCATGTTCCACACCGCCAGCATGGCGACAGGATCAAAGGGCAGGTAGGCCAGCAGCGCCATGATGGCGGCGGCCAGCGCGTTGACGCGCACGGTCCAACTCTTGCGCGCCGTCGCGCGCCAGTTCTTGTCCAGAATCATTTGAGGTTATCCCCTATGACTGCGGCCTTCACGACCAGGATAATTGCCGCTGCCACGACCGCCACGCCAGCGCCGACGCCGCTCACCCATTTGAAGAAGCGGCCAATCTGTCCGATGGCCTTCCAGCCGCCGGTCATCTCCTTGATGGTCGAGATGTCGTCGCGGATCGGCTCGACAGTGGCCGTCAGTTTAGCGACACCTTCGATCAGGTTGTCGAGTTTGTCCTCGATCTCGCGGAACCGGCCCTCGCCGCGCGCCAGCCTTTCGTCGATGTCTTCATGCGATACGTGCTTCGGTTGAATCATGGTTTGCGCCCCGTTCATGTGTGGATCAGCCCGGCCCAGATCACGCGCCCTGTCGTTCGCAGGCCCCGCCGGTCCACAGGTAGGGTTGAGCCACGTCATTCATGTTCGGCCAGTCTGCCATTGTGCGCCCCCGCTTCAGTCAAATTCGCTCAGGATCATGCGGCGCAGCGCCTCCGCCTGGCGCCAGGCCGTCGAACTTGTGACCGGCGACCGGGGTCGGGTGCGTCGGGTCGTCGCCAGCCAGCTCGAGCAGCGCCGGGATGACAAGCGATCTGACCAGCTCGTAATTCGGCCTGATCGTCCTGCTGTGGGCGGACGATCAGGGCGAGGGGGGGCGGTGGCAGAAGCGACGCAGTCACGCCACATCGACGCGCTGCAACCAGGCGCCGGAAAGGTCCACGGTGCAGCTTGCCGACCCTGCGTCGAACACCAGTTCAAATACCATGGTGACGAAGGTAGTGCTGGCAGGAATGACCATCTCGCGCGTTTCCAGGCGCAGCGTGTCCCCGTTCCAGGTGGTGGGGTATCCCCCCGTCTCTTCGTAATCGCCCCACGCCGCCTGTTGGAGGATGCCGGAGACGGGATCGGTAGAGGTGGGGGTGACGGCGCCGCCGCTCGACTGCGCATAGAGCCGCAGCTTCACCCCGCGCAGCCCCGCCACGTTGCTGAACGTGGCCTCGTCTATCCCGGCCTTGATCGTGTGGCCCACCTGCAAGGTATTTCCGCCGCCCACCGACAGGGTGTTGCTGTTCCCGTTGGTTGTCCAGATCAGGCGATAGGTTTCGCCCTGCGTCGCGCCGCTCACCGCGATTTGCAGGCGCGATACCTTGCCCAGCTTGCCATCGGTGCGCGCGGGGACGGAGGCCGCCACAGTGCCGACGCCGGTGCCGCCGGTCTTGCGTGAGAGGTAGACGTTGCTGCTGCGCGTTCCCGTCCAGGACGCCTCGTTGGTGGCGTGCGGGGTGGCGGTGCCGTTGCCCATCAGGTTCTGCCCGGTGGTTCCCAGCAGGCTGCCGTTCGGGTTATAGGTGGCATCGTATGCCCCGGCATAGCTTGGCATCAGCGACGGACCGGCGGTGAATCTGGGCGCCATCTGCAGCCAGAGCTGCCTGGCGATCAGGTCCGCCCCGGCGATGCTGGGATGCAGGCCATCGGGCATGATCGTGGCCGGCACCACTTCGTTGCCCAGCGATGCATCCACCAGCCACGGCGCGGCATCCAGCACCACGGCGCCCGGCGCCAGGGTGGGCAGGCTTTCAAGCTGCCAGCGGCGCAGCGCCTCCGCCTGGCGCTTGGCCCCGGCCCCGGCGGTGCCGTTGCGTGGCAGCATGGCCACCACGAAGGGCCGCACGCCCCCGGCGATCAGCCCCGCGCAGATGCGCAGGATCGAAGCCTTGCTATCGGCCAGCGAGATCACGGGGCCGCCGGGGCGCGCTGCGTTGTTGGTGCCGATCAGCACCAAGCAGTTGCGCGCCACCGGGCCGCCGCCCGCCCCGCCGGTGAGGATCAATGGCAGATATGCCTCCGCCTCCAGGCTGGAGATGCTACCGATGGCATAAGCGCCGGTCTGGTTCACCTGGGCCAGCAGCACCGCGCCCGAACCGCCGCCGGGATCGGTAACGGTGACGAAGGGCGATTGCGAATAATTCTGCCCCTTGGCCGTGACGGTGACGCCCACTATCACGCCATCTGCGATGACCGGCGTGGCGGCAGCGCCGGTGCCGCCCGAAGCGGCATCGAAAGACAGCGTGGTCGCCGGGGAATAGCCGCTTCCGCCACGGGAGATCAGCACCTGTTCCACCCCGCGCGCGTTCGCCCCGCCGTTATAGGGCCAGCCTGCAACCTGCACGGGCCGGAGCCGCCCGCCGGAACGGGCTAGGAGCATGGCGAACACACCCTTGGATTGCCATGTATCGGAATCAGTGGCGTGGCGGGCCACGCGCACGGCGTTGGAGACAAGACTGTCCCCCAACGCTACGATCGAGCCGTCACCCAGCCCGTGCACGTTGAACGCTGGGGCTGTCGGGGCGACGGCGGCGGCGCTGGCGGCTAGACCTCTTGCGATTGGATCGAATGCCATGTCTGTATCTCCTTATTTAGTGCCCCAGCCGGCAGACAGCCGTGCCGCTCGTGCGCGTGAAGTAGACGCGGTAGCGCAAGCCGCTGTGCGCCGCCTCGTCGACGATCTCGTCGCAGTTGGCGGTGAAGCTGGCCCAGGCCGAGCCGCCCGCAGTCATGTCGCTCCAGGTCGTGCCGCCGTCATGGCTGCGCTGCACCTTGACGGTGCCAGCCCACGTTCCGGTGATCGACAGGAACACGGCGCGGCCCTGCACGCCATAGAAGGTCGTCCCCGCACCCGTTGCGGAAAGCGAGTCCGTCACCGCCTGCCCGTTCGGATATTCACCCATGTTGCGTCTCCTTGTGTCGGGCGGGCTGCGCCTCATCCCATTCGATATGCGTCCGGCAATGGCCGGTTTCTCCGGTCAACCGCAGGAACAACCAGTCGATCACGCACTCGGCCGCCAGTGCCCAGCGGCGCCCTTCAATGGCCTTGCGGCCAATGGCGCTCGAAATCGTCTCGTCGGGGTTGTCCCCGCCAAGCAGCACGTTGCCGAGCTGGTCGATTGCCAACAGGATCCGGGCTGCGTAGGTCATGGCCAGCCCACCTCAACGTCGATGGCTTCGAGAGCAGCATGGTCCGCTGCCGACTGGATGGCTGTCCCAAGGGTCTGTGCATGGGCATGGACGGCGGCGACGCGCTCGCCCACGGCGACGCCCGCGCCGACCATCTGCGCCGCGTTCAGCGTCACCACGGAATTGTCGGCCAGTTTCCAGCCGATCGAGAAGGGCTGCGCCGTCGACTGCGCGATGAACACCATCATCACCGCGCCGTTGATGTTGGCGCGTGAAGTGGGGTCGCTGTCGAAGGTGCCGATGCCCGCCACGGCAACGCCTGCGTCGATCACGGCGTCACGCTTGCGCTTGGCGCGCGCCCACTTGGTCGCCTTGGCGTCGGCAAGCGCCGGGCGCAGCGCAATGGCCGCCTGTTCATCGGTCAGTTCGACCAGCCCACCGCGCGCGCCCGCAAGGTTGTCGAGGAAGAACACTTCGCCGGTTTCAGGGTCTTGGTAGTGAGGCATCGGTTTAGCTCCAAGTGCCGCCATATCCGCCAGAGCCAAGCTTGCGGAACGAGATGAAGGAGCCGGCCTTGAGCGTCGCGGCGGCGGCAGCGGTCAACGCAAACGACGGAATGAGCGTGCCTCCAGTCGTGACGCGAAAGCCGCCCTTGATCTTCACAACAAGCTGGGCAGCCGTATCAGTCGACACAAGATCGGATGCTGTGTTCTGCTGACTTGAGAACATGCCGGTAAAGGTCGATCCGACAAAGTCGCTCACGCCTTCAAATCCCATGGTCGAATATAGAATGTTGGCCAGGACGGCGGTTCCGGCCCCGAGGAGGTGAAACTTCCCGTTACCCGACGTCAGCGACATATCGGTCATGCGCAGAAGCGCCAGGAACTCGTAGTCGCCTGCCGTCAGCGTGACCGCACCATTGGCCGTCGTGCCGAACAGCTTTTGTGCCGACGCTGTGCTGGTCAGCGTGCGGTCGTTGGCCTGCCAGCAGTAAGGTCCGCGGGCGGCCAGTTCGTCCTGCACAAACGCCGTCGTCGCAATCTGCGTCGAATCCGTGCCTACGGCAGGCGTTGGCGCGGCCGGCGTTCCGGTGAAGGTGGGGTTGACAATCGGCGCCTTGGCGGCAACCGCCGCATCGGTCACGGCGGCAATGTCCATTGCCGTCTTGAGTTGCGCGATCGAGACGGCGCCAGTGTAGCCGGTAATGCGGGTGGATTCGCCGATCGAGGTAATCGAGACGTTCCAGTTGGACGACGAACCGGATCCTCCGCTTTCGGTCACATTGACGGTCGCGGCACCCGTCCCGCTGTCATAGGTCTGCACCTGGCCGACCATGTAGTTGGCGGGGTTGCTCACCATCGAGATGATGACGTTCTGGCCGGTCTGGACGAAATGCCCGCCGGTGATCGTCAGTGACTTGGAGCCGGCGCCGACCGTCAGCGTCGAGGTCGAGGATGCGGTGCCCCAATCGTTGAGCGCGGTGTGTAGCGTGTCGAAGGCCGTCTCGACGTCGTTAAAGGCACCCTGGATCGAGGCGGCGCGTGCGGTCGTGTGAGGCGTGAAGGTGCCGGCGGTGAAATAGGGGTTGGTCATCGGCGCAGCTTCCTCGGCGTGTAGTGGACGGAATAGGCCTGCAGGGTGTGGGGCGCCTCGGTGAGGGCCGCTGTCGAGGAAAAGACCATCGAGGCGTTCCGGCCAAAGCCGTCGATGTAGCACTCCGCGACGCCTTCAACCGGGTCAGACCATGAGAACTCATCCCACATGGCCTGATCCCAAAAGCCGCCGCCTCCACGAACGTAGAAGTCGCTGCCGCTGTCGATCGGTTGGGACAGGTCGCCGTAGTCGAACTGCACGGTAATGCCGATCTGCGTCTGCGAAGGTCCGCGCAGTTCCAGCGTGACCTTGTGCCAGCGCTTCTCGACCATGGACGAGCCAAGGTGGTTGAACCCGGTGATGCAGACCGCGTCAATCTGCGTGCCGTCCTGATTGTTGCCCGAGTCCATGCGGTAGACCCAGCCATCGTCCCCGCCGATGAACAGGCCTTCTCCATCGGCAAGTTCGCCCTGCCCGAAGCAATACGGCGTGAAGCCCAGGCTGAACGGGATCGCCTCGGCCTCCTTGCCGCCCATGTAGACCGCCAGGCCGGTATCGTCGGACCAATAGAGCCGGTATTGCGACTTCGTGCGCGACACGAGACTGCCGATCGGCGAGGCCCCGCTGGCGCGCTTGTCCTTGAAGTGCTTTTCAAAGCGCTGCGACAGGGCGCCCGCCTTGAAGTTGCCGAACGCCTGCGTTGCGGTCAGGTCGCGCAGGCCGCGCCGGTCGACATAGACCGTGCGGGCGATGCGCTGCGCCGTGTCGGCTTCCGCGCCTGCCTCCTCGGTCAGCGTGTCGAGCGCAAAGTCGCTGGCATCATGCCCGGTGAGAATGGCGATCTTCTGCTGACCGAACACGGCAACGGCGGTTTCGTTCGCCTGCACGATGTCGGTAATGTCGGTGCCCAGCCCGATCTCGCTCGCGCCGAGCAGCGCGGTCCAGTTGAGCGGTTCTCCGGTTGCCGACATCTGCAGCGACCCGCCCGCGAAGGTCAGGCCCAGGTGGTTGTTGATCTCGAACACACGCTGCGGCTTGTCGATGGCCATGCCGGTGAAAATCGGCACCATGACGTCGTCGACCAGCTCGAACCCATAGGTTTCGCCCGTCGCGCCATAGAGGCGGTAGTAGTCGCTCGAACCGTAGAAGTTGTGGTTGAGCCAGCGCACGCGACCGCCAGCGGCAAAGGTGTTCTCGACCGGGGCGATGATCGTTGCGAGGTTCAGCGACGCGCCGACGTTGACGTTCTCCGCGGTGAAGGTGCCGGTGATCGAGACGACATGCAGCCACCCGGCAGCCGTTCCCGCCGCCCACGTTCCCGAGGTCACGACAACGCGCACCACGCTTGCGGTCGCAGCCGAGGTGGCTCCGGTGATGGTGTCGCCCTCCTCGATCGGAGTCACGCCGCCAGAAGTGAAAGCGATGCGGTAGGAGGTAGCAAGCGCCGTCCAGCCCGAAGCGCTCGCCTTGTGGCAGACCAGCGCCGTGCCGCCGGCATTGTCGCGCCAGGCATAGACCGTGCCATTGTGGACCGCGACGCCACGAACCGGACCCGAACCTGCAGGCTTGCCGATCTGCGTGCGCTGGTATGCCATCGCGGCCTCGGTCCATGTGGTCGCCAGCGTGTCGGTCGGCGCGTTGCCTTCCTGCGCCGTGCCATTGGCTATAGCGCGCGGGCTGGCAGAGACGTTCAGCGTCTCGTTGTCCTGAAAGGTGCCGGTGACATCGACCAGCACAAGGCTGCCCGCCGCATTGCCGATGCCCCAATCGCCGGTGACACCATAGGGCGCAACCACGACGTATCCGGTCGCTCCTGACGTCGCGCCGGTGACGGTGTCGCCCGCGGCGATAGCGCTTGTGCCGGTGTCGAAGTCCAGCACCCAATAGGGCGTCTCGGATGGCGCGGTCTGGCCATCGTAGCGCTCATAACCAGCGCAGCGGCCGTAGCCTTCTGCCAGCGGCTCGTAGTTCAGGCCATAGAGCAGGGCGCCGCCGGGCACGCCAAGGGCGGCGCTGCTGGTATCCAGCCCACCCTTGAGCGCGAAGGTCGCGACCTGTTGCTGCGCCTGGCTCACAGTTGGACAGGCTCCGTGTAGTCGAGAACCATCTGCCCGAGCGCTTCGCGGTAGCGGTTCATGGCGGTAGCGATCGGAACGGCCGCCTCGTCGTGCTCGGCCAGCAATGTCAGCGCGAGCCAGACGATTGCTTGGTGATGATCGGCCGCGATGTAGGGCTCGTCGACATCGGCTGCGAGGTTCTGGATAGAGCGGCGATAGGTGAACCGCGCGACATAGGCGGCGTCCGGCGGATTGCCGAAGCACAGCTTTCGGTCATTATCGAAGGCAACGACGCAGGGGCGCAGGTTCTCGACCGAGCCGAAGTCGTAGGACTCGCGCCACTCGCGATAGGGGATCACACGCAGCCGGGTTTCGTCCGACCGGCCAATGGCGTTGTCGTAGAGACTGTAGGACGCGAATCCATCGGCCTCGGGCAGCCATGCGGCGAAGTCCGTCAGCCCCATGTCGGTCGCGGAATAGCGCGCCTGCCCGATGGTCAGGGCATGGCTCGCTTCCTTGCGCAGGAACGTCCAGTCCGGCCGGGCGCGCTGGATCATGCGCCACGCCTCAGCCGTCCACTCGACGATCTTCTCCTGACGGCCGACAGCGCCCGACACGGTGGTCAAGCGCTGCGACTGGCCGATGGTCCCGCTTTCGCGCTCGACGTCGTTTACCAGTTCGAGAAAGGTTGCCATCGGCCCGTCCCCGCGTCAGGCGGCCTGCCGCTGGTCGAGCGCGCCGCCATCGACCGCCTCATGCCATGCGGCAATTTCTTCCGGCGACGGCATGGCGTAGACGTCCATCGGGTAAGAGAACACTTCCTGCCATTCCTTGAAGGGCAGGTTCGTGATCGGGTTGATCTCGTCAGTATCGACCGCCTGCATCTCCACCGCGTCGCGCGCGGCAAGGTAGACGCGGTAGGGGATCGCCACGCGCACGCCCCGTTGATAGCGGCAGACGTAGCCATTCGACGAAATGGTGATCTCGCGCGTGCGGGTCTTGTCGGCCGTGCGATGGAACATGACCTCGACCTTGGGGTCGTTCTGCGGGAGGTGGATCGAATAGTTCCTGGCGGCTTCCTCGACCTTGGCGGCATGCTCAGCGGCGCGGCGGGCGGCGGCGGCCTGCATATCGGGCTTGCCCATCGGGTCGCCCCAGGTGGACACAGGCTTTTCGGCAAGCGCCGGAACGTCGGTCACGCCCGGCATGGCCTGCTGGATCTGGCCGCGAAGCTGCTTGGCGTTGGTGCCGGTCTTGACCTCGATGCCCAGCGTCAGTTCGGCAAAGGCCTTGAGGGTGGCGAGGTCGGCTTCCTCGATCGGGATGCGCTTGGTGTCGGTCATGGTGTGGTTCTCCTTCGGGGGCAGGGATCAGGCGTCGAAAGCCTTGAGGGCCTTGGCGATGGCATCGGCAACGCCGGCGCGCGGCTGTTCGCGATCGTCCGCGGCGGCCTTCACGGCGTCGAGCTGGTCGCGGGTGAGGTTGGCGAGACGCGCGGCGACGTCGCCGACCGTGCCCTTGATGATGACCTCGGGGTCGAAAGGCTCGCCATCGGGAGTATCGCCGCCGCCGGCTTCACCCCCCGGCTCATCGCCGGCGGCGGCGTCACCGTTGCCCGCGTCGTCGCTGGCCGGCGAATTGGTGTCCTGGTCGTGGATGGTAAGCGCCATGCCTGCGCCGCGCGCGACCTCGATCGCTTCGTCGGGCAGGTCGACAGGCACGCCATAGGCGTAGGGAAAGCGCTTGCCGTTGATGAAGATGGGCGGCGCGGCCTCGCCTGCGCTCGCGTTCGGGGGGAGGTTGATGGTGATGAGGGGCATGAAAGTCTCCGGGGGACAGACGGAAAGGGTGGCGGCGCCCGAGTTTTCCCGAGCGCCGCGCGTGACGATCAGTCGTAGACGCCGGTGCGAATGGCGACGTAGCGGAACGTCTTGCCGCTCTCGCTGAGCGCGGTGCCGACCGTGAAGCCGGCCTTGTGCGAAAAGTCCGTCGGCTCGTAGGCGTCGACGCCGTTCGAGGTGACGAGCGACTGCTGGGCCGTGTCGTGGTTGGCGGTGGCCAGGACGTCGCCGGCGCCCATGCCGTAGAACCATTCCCACGAGGCATCGCCATCGGTGGCGTTCCAGACGCGAACATAGTCGGGAACGAACCCGAGTTCGATGTTGATGGCGGCGCCGGTGCCGGTGTAGCTGCCGACCTTGAGATTGCTGGCCATGGTGTTGGTATCCCTATGAAAGAGGAACCGTCAGGGGCGAGCCGAAGCCCGCCCCGTCAGGATCAGAGGACCGAGGCGCCGGCTTCGAGGCGGGCCATCCACGTTTCGTTCAGGCGAACGGCGGTGAAGTAGGCCTTCCAGCCGACGTAGCCGCGCTGGCCGAGCGGGTCGCTCGCGCTGGGCTTCGGGTTGATGACGATGGGCGTCACCGCGAGGTTGCTCATGCCATCGACCTGCTGGTTCTTGAGCGGGACGCTCGCGAAAGCCTCCTCGCCGAAGAACAGCATCGGGTAGATGTTGGCCGCCGAACCGCCGGTCGAAAGGACCGCGCTTCCCGGCGTTCCGCCAGCGTCCTCGATCGGTGCAAGGTCGGGCGACAGGATGAAGCGCACGTCCTCGACCGCACCGATTTCCTCGGCGCAGAGCGGCTTCATCGAGCCGTATTCTGCGACCTTGGTAAACCCGGTCAGCCCGCGAATGTCGGCTGCCAGATGGGTATGGGCGACGCAGACATAGGCCGCTTCCACCGGCTTGGTGCTGATATTCGGCGAGGGGCCGAGAACCGACGTGATCTTCTTGGCCTTGGCCGCCTGCAGCGCACGCACGACGGCGCGGATCTTGCCCAGCGTGACCGCAGTATTCACCGCCGAACGGCTCGCGCCGTTCGCGTAGAAGACGTTGGAACCACCCTTGAGGACCGAATAGAGCACCTGCTCATTCGTCGCGCCGGCCTGCTCGCCGGTGAGCTTGATCATCTGGTTGAGGGTCGGGTCTTCGTTGGTGTCCTGCACAACATCGGTCAGGCCATGCACGTCGCCCCACTGCTGCAGCGTGGCGGTCACGTCCTCGAACGTGGTGCCCTTGACAGACGGGGTCACGCCTTCCTGCAGCGGCGCGGTCAGCGCGGCATAGGGAACGGCGCGGCGAAACTTGATGGTCTGCGTCTTGTTGCGCGGAACCGCTTTCACCTGCCCGAAGCGCGCGAGAACCTGGACCGGCTCGGCGTGCTTGAGAAATTCCATGTAGGCGTAGGCGGAGGTGCGATTGGAAATATCGCCGGAAGTGGAAATTGCCATGGGACTGGCCCCCTGTGCGGGGCGGGCTGCCTAGAGCCTCGCCCGTTGCAACCTGGCGGCCAGTCGAGTTCCTATCCGTAGCGTTTGGCGAGGATACCGATGGCCGCGTCGAGATCGTCCGGCACGCCAGTCATCACCGGAGGCCCGGTCCTTCCTGCGTCGCGGCCTGCGGCAATCTGCCGTTCGCGACGTTGCTGGACCTGCGGGCTGGGTTTCGGGGTGGACGATGGACCGCCGATGCCCAGCTCGGCCTTCGCGAGGCCGATCACCAGTGCTGCCTCCTTCGCGTCGACGATGGCCTCGAAGTTCCGCTGCAATGCGTCCTTGATCGCCTGGGGCTGGGATTCGACCCAACCGGCAAAGCGATCATCGGTCGCTACCTGCTGCCAGTCGGGGTGCTGCTGCTCAAGAGCTGTCTGCTGCGCTGCGTAGAAGTTAGCGCTGCGTTCCTGCTCGAGGGCGCCAAGCGGCGCTTTCATTTCCGTGACCTGTGCCTTGAGGCCGTCAATCACGTCGAGAAGCGGTCCCGCGACTTCGGGGAAGTCCTCGCGAAGCTGGCGCAGCTTGTCGGCGGGAATCTCGGCGGTGCCGTGATCGCTGCCCTCGGTCTGCGGAGCTTGCGACGCTCCCGATCCGCCTTGCGCTTGCAGTTCGGCCAGTTCCTTGCGAAGCCTGTGGACTTCGCGGTCTGCCGCCGACTGCCTGCCCTGGATCCCGGCGAGACGCAGGTTCGCGTCCCTCAGTTCCCGTTGGTGGGCTTCGCGCAACGCCGGATCAGCGTTGCTCCAGATGTCGTCGTTGGAAGGTTCGTTCGCCGGGGGCTCGTCGCCAGCGGCGGGCGCGTTTGCCGCGTCGTCGAACGACGGGGCCGGCTCAGCGGCGGCGCCTGCGTCGTTGCCCTCGACCGGACTTTCGGCAGCGGACAAAGCCGGGGCCGTCTTGTCCTCGATGAGCGCCGACAGGGCGGCGTCGAAGTCCTCCTCGGGCGGGGGAGCCGAAGCGGCCCCGTCCTGAGTGCCTGCATTTTGCGCTGTGATGGGGGGCATTGTCAATGTCCTTCGTTGCTGGGGGTCAATAGATCGGGGTATCAGCCGGCACGCCGACGCGGGTTTGCTCGGCCGGCGCCGCCTCGAACCGGGCAATGACCTGGTCGATGACGCGGATCTCGATCTGGATCTCGCGCACGCGATTGAGGGGCGCAGTGGCCAGTTCCTCAAGCAGGCGGGTGCGGTGGGCCAGCGTCTCGCGCTTCACCTCGGGCCATGGTCGGGTGTGGATCATCGCACGCGCTCCATGCCGGAACTGACTGCCCCGCCGGACCCGGTCGGGACCATGCCGCGCGCCTCGGCTTCGCGCCGGATGCGCTCCTCCTGACCGAGTTCGGCGGCGAGCGTGCGCTCCTTGGAGCGGTCGCGATTGGCTTCGATCTCGGCCCGCACCGATTCCTTGAGGGTCGCGGTCTGGAACATAGCCTCGATCTGCGCGAGGCTGATGTCGCGGTTGTTCGCCAGTTCGGCAAATGCGGTCTGCGCCCGGATGCGGGCTGCATCGAGGTTGATGTTGGCGACGTTTTCGCGGCTCTGCGCGTCGATCTTGGCGACCTCGAGCGCTGCCTGTGCGCGGGTGGCCTCGGGGTCTTGCTGGCCTGCCTCACTCATCTGCTTGAGCTTCTGCAGGTAGTCCTCCTCGGCCAGCAGCAGGTCGTCGGGGTTGATCGACATGGCCTGCAGCACCAGCCGCATGGAATGGTAGGCGCGGAAGCCGACGCCAAGGATCGGGTGGCCGGACCATTCGCGAATGATGCCCATAAGCTGCTCTGCCTGCAGTTCGCGCACCAGCAGGACCGAGGTGCCGCGCGCCTCGACCTTCATGTCGCCCTTCACGTCGTCGCGGGTGGAGAACTGCATGTTGAAGTCGTAGGCGCGGCGAATGACGCCGGTAGTGACGTCGTCGTCCCAATTCTTGACCACGCGGCGGAAGCCGACGTTGGCCGAATTGAACAGCATCGACATGCCCTTGGCGGTCTCGGTGACGTGAGCACCCATTTCGCCCTGTGCGATAAGCGGCATGGCTACTGCCTCGTCGACGAAGCGAAGCGCAAGCTGCACGATCGCGGCCAGCATCTCCTGGTTCATCGGAATGTTGAACGTGGCGAAGGGCGGGGTGGCCTTGCTGTCGACCGGAACGCCCGTCGTCGTGACCCAATTCCAGACCTTGCGGGCCTTGAGCCGCCACGAACCGTCCTCGGGAACGATGCGCTGCTTGTCGATGACGATTTGCGGCGCGGTGGCGAGCGCGGCATTGTCCATCATCATGCGCATGGCAGAGTTGAGCATGCGTTGTTCGTGGCGCATGAGGTGGGGCACGCCGACACCGCCGAGCACGGTTGCCTCGCCCTTCTCGAACGTCGCCACGGAATAGAGGCTGGCGCCGCTGTCCAGCACGTATTCGGGATCGACCTTGAGCAATTCGGTGCCGCAGAACATGACGCGGACCATCGGCACCTCAAGCGCGGTTCCGGCCTCGATCTTGTCAGCGGCCTCGGCATCGCCCGTCATGCGCAGCATGTTGGCGATCTGGTCGGCCTCAAGCGGGCCGTGGTATTCCCACACGCAGTAGCGCTC